TTCAGATCTCGAATAGCGTTCTTGATATCTTGATCGTTATAGGTGCCGGTGACGGAGATATTGATGCTGCCGCGTGCCATCAGCGACCTACCTTATCCGCAGCGCGCAACAGAGCATCGCGTACATCAGCGCGTGCCTTCTCAATGTTCTTCGTCCACGCCGGGCCAAGCACACGCGGATACGGGCCACGGCCATGCTTCAGAAGAACCTCACGAGTGAACGAACTGTTATTCGGATTGCGTGAACCAGCGAGGGAGAAGATCGCGCCCTGCGCTGTCGTGTTCTCGACAATGCCACGGGCTTCCTGCAAGCCGCCCAGTCCCTTTGACTTGCGAATCGACGCCTTAGTTTTTAGCCCGGACTTGACGAGCGTGCTCGACCAGCCAAGATTCCGCCCGGACTTCTTCTCCGTCCATGAACCCCAGCCCTTCGACATGGTTCCATCTTGACGATGTCCGAATAGAACCTCCACCGGAGTGCGGGCGCGCGCATCGTCGCGCATCGCCTCCATCGACTTGCGGATCTCCTTATAGAGAATCGACAAGGCATCGCGATCAAAAACGCGCAGCTCACGGATCACCTGGTCAGCGCCCTGCACAGATATCTGCTGCATTAGCGTAACCCTCCTTTCCTGCGCGACTTCGCTTCACGTTCCATCTTCGCCGCTTGATCGTTGCGATGCTTGATATAGCGAAGCATCGTCAACAGCATGCGCGGCGATTCATTCAACAGTGCTGATGGTGCTATTCCGAGTTCGACGGCGAGTCCAGCGATGACCCACGTCGTCGCCGACGTTCCAAAGGGACAGGTTCCGTGACCTCTCCTTGATCGAACGACGGACTCTCCGCGAGCCAGTCCTCCCATGACAGCGTGGTTTGTTTCGTCCTGGACATTGCATTCCAGATGAGGAACAGGTACGCCGTCATTGACAGGTCACCCAATGCCTTGAGCACGGGCTGGTTGAACTTCGCTTCATAGGCAACGTAGTCGGGAGCCGAGACAATGACGTCCCGGCTCCCGCCCTCGTCGGTGACTACGAATGTGATCGGGTTGAGCATCGCAGGACCCCTCTAGTCAGTAGATCAGCCAGAAACCGCGCGAGTGACAGCGCCAGTGACCGGGAACGAAACCGACACCGTGGCAAGGTCACCAACAGATGAATCAATCGGAATGTTCTGAACCACGAGCACGTCGAACTGGTACTCGGGGTTAGCGGAACCGATAGCCGCGGTCCCACCGGGCCGCACCTTCACGGCACACGTCCCACCGAAGTTCGTATTCAGCAGCGAATCAATCGAACCGACAGCGAAGTCCTGATGGAACTCGAAGTCCACCGTTCCCTGCTTCAGCCCACCGATCCGCGTGCGCCAACCGTTCGCCCCGAATGCCGTCGTCTCGACGTCATCAGCCTCGAGGGTGATCGTTACCGACGCGCAACTATTCGTCACCGTCGACCCGGCGAATACGATCACCGGCTCGTTTACCACATACTTAGCCACCGTTGCTCCTTTATGCGTAGACCTGAACCGTGAACTCCGCGGCCAGGTATGTGTTCTCTGCGATGCTCAGTGCGGAATAGTTCCGCATGTTTGTCACTCGGAGGGTCTGAGCGTTCCCGCCGAGAGTCTTATCCCGCTCGATAGCGGTCTTGACGGACTCTGCCCCTGTCGGGTTGCAGTAGCCGTCGAGTGCGTTCTGCGCTGTACGGTCGTCGACCTTGCCGACGATGACGAGCACGATGAACTCGTATTCGTCCAAGCCACGCGCAAAAGCTGTGTCGAAGTTGATGCTGTTGGGCATGACGACAGCGACCGGGGGCTTTGGATCTGAGGGGACCGTTGCGGCTGTTCGCAGGCCGCTGATCGTGGCGAGGTTCGTCGCGATGCCTGTGCGCAGCCCGGAAACAGTCATGCGATGCCCACAGGGCTACGTCGATATGGGGCCAGCATTGCCTGTACGTCAGGATCCACCCGAGTAACCCGAATGGCACCCATGTCACCAAAGCCGGCCACGCCGAGAGGACTGTCCAGGCGCTTGTAGGTGCGCAGCGCAGCGATAATAGTGGCCTGCTGAACAGCCATCGGCACCGCCGTCCCAAACCCGAATACGCCCGTGACCTTCACTGTCCGCGTTCCCAAATAGTCCCACGGGAATACATAGTCACCGACCGCCCGAAGACGAGTCGGCGCGAACGTCAGCCCAGTGGACTGATTGTTTAACGGCTCGAGCTGGTAGTCGGTCGCAGCCCACGTCAGATCAAACACGCCATCAGCAGCCGTCGAAACTACCACTGTTATAGCGGTCCCTGCTAGGTCGTCGATGTCGCACACCAGCCCTGATGCTGGGACGTAATAGCGGGACTCCGTGCCAGCAGTGAAGAAGCGCCGCTCACAGATCCCGTCAATCATCCGCGACGCCGTTTCGATAGCCATCTCCAGCAGCGAATCGTCAACGGTGTCAGTGATGCGCGCAGCGGCCTTGACCTGCGTCAACGTCGCATAACCGTTGCTAATCGCCATATGGACTCCTAGATCAAAGCGTCGATAACGTGCTCAATGGTTGGCGGCTGCCATCCCATCCCTCGCAGTATTGTCCCATTCATCAGCGGATGCGTGAACCCGCCATGTCCGCGTCGCACCAGTTCCGTGTCATAGCCGCAGGCTTTCGCCAGTTGATGAGCCACATGGAACCATGTCGTGACGTATCCGGGTGCTTCCACGGTTCCGGCCGCCCGCGCAGATGCGGTACGGATTGCCTCCACTGCGTCAGGGACCGTAATCGGCTGAATGCTGGCATCGACAAATGGGAAGATTAGGCGACCTCGAGAAAGTTCATACTTCCACGAGCAGATCAGGGCCTGGTCCCTGTGCACGATCTTCGGCAGCCGCAGGATCGGACCGAACTCCCATGCCTTTTCCACCGCTGCCTTCTGCCAACCGTATTCCGTGGTCGGCTTGACCGCTGCCTGACTGGACATCATGACGACTTTCCAGCCGCGTTCATGCAGCAGCCGGGCGACGCGCAACGTGTGCCGAACGTTGACATTCCTCGACCAGCCCGGGAACAGTTCACACTGCCGAATCCCCGTCACCGCGCCACAGACGACAGCCACGCCGCCGGATGTGCCTGGCACGGTGTCAATGGTTCTAATGTCATGGTCAGGGCGACGCATCTGCACGGCGTGCGGAACGTAGCGAATGATGCCGCTGGCAATCATCCCCGAGCCGACCACCAGCCAATCACTCATTCCGGGATACCCATCTCGATCAGCCCAGCACCGAGGCGGCCCTTGAATCCGTTCACCTCGTCCTGATACGCCTGGTTTCCGTTGATCGAATGAGCAGCTGGATGCCGCACCCACACGGACCGGGGCCGTTCGGTGACATGCAGAGTCTTGCCGAAATAGGCCATCTCACAGAAATGGGCCTCATCGCACCAGCCGAAACGCCGATAGGGAATCTCCCGCAGGACCTGTGTCCGATGGAAGAACCCGCCCAGCATCGGATTGTTGGACAGTTGCCACATGGTCTCGAAGCCGCCACGGTACTGAGCGATCCCGGACATCATGCCGCCGTAAATGTGCGGATAGGAAATGACATTCGCAGTCGTGTCCACGTCGGTGTAGGCGTCGACCATGAGCAGGTCGTCGATGCCGTGATGGTGCACCCATTCCGCGGTCACGTGGCGAACGCCTTCGTTCAGCATCATCCCCATATGCCGATCATGGAACGGAACCTGTGTCACCCACGATGGCACGTGCCGTGGCGTATCAGTAACCAGGATGACCTGTGATGGTTGTGGGTCACACGCTGCAACCGTTGACAGCCATTGATCACCGAACAGATCCCAGTAGCCGCCATCCCCATAACAGGACGTGACGACGGCAACGTCTAGTCCCATGACTGGTCCAGCCTGCGCTGCAACGACCAGGCGCCCTCGGTCAGATCACCACGGTCACGTTTCTGCATGTAGAGGTGCTGGTTCTTCGTGAATGTGGCCACGTTGACGTGCTGATAACCAGCCGTCAAGGTGCTGCTATTGGCGTGCTCGATCCATATATCTGAGCCGACGACAGGAATCCCGGCAGCATGACAGCGATCCTCGTAGTCATTGTCCTCAAAATATGCGGGATGAAACCGTTCATCGAACAAGCCCACCTGACGCACGGCGTGTGCCGATAGTCCAAACAGGCACCACGGCGGTGATCCCGCGGACAGCATCAGCCCGGCATAGTCCTGCATCTTCCGATGGAACTCCTCGAGGGCACCTTCCGGGAAGGTCACATCGAAGTTCGCGATGAGCCAATAGGGGGCGAATGGCAGGGCCTTGATGCCCAGATTCCACGACCCCGCGACGCCAAGATTGTTCGGCATGTCCAGGACCGTGATCTGAATGGCGCGGCAGGTCTCCACCCGTTCGCGGTCGACGCATTGCCCATTGTCGATGATCAGCAGGTGATCGACCTTGTAGTCAATCGATGCCACCATGTCGTACAGCAGCTCAGGCTTCGCAAGGATCGGGACGATCAGCGCCGGGATCACGCGCCATCCTCGAGGCTTGCCAGGTATGGCGCCCACATGATCCGGTAAACCGTATCAGCGTCATAGTTCTCGACAATGTGCTGGCGGGCTTTTGGCGACCTTTGCCGGCCACGTTGATAGGCCGCTTCCAATGCTTCGCAGATGCTCGGCACGTGTGGAATGTTCCACCACGATGCCTGCTCCGCGTGCCAGAACGGCTGCCCCGACGTAAGCCAGCCGTCCCCGACCAGTTCCGGCTGGGCAGTGAAGTTGTTCACGATAACTGGGGTCTCGCATGCCTGGGCTTCGATGACCGTGATGCCGAAGCCCTCGCCATAGGTGGGCGAGAGAAGCACGTCAGTGGCTGTGTAAAGCGCTGCCATCGCCTCGACTGGGATGCCAATGCGCAGTTGGTATTGATTGACGAACTTGACCCGATCCTCAGGGATCCCGACAGACATAAGCAAGGTATCGAACGGGATGCCACCCATAGCGTTCGACCGTTCCGCGTGGATGTAGAGAAACACGTCATCGTGGTTCTCCATCAGCAGGCGAACCGCAAGCAGCTGCTCTGGAAACGCCTTGCGTGATGGGACGCCTTTGTTCGCGTTCACGATGGACACGACGAACGCATCTGCAGGCAGGCCCATCACTTCGCGGCCCGTAAGAAGGCCCTTCCCTGACTCCACTTTGTCCGTTGGCCGATATACGTTCGTGTCGATGGCGTGCGGAATGTACGTCGAGTCGATGTCGATGCGGGCCAGTTGCTCCTGGCCATACTTTGACATCGCCAACGGGTGCACGTTGGGCTTTAGCAGGAACCGGGCCACCATTGGAGGTGTCGGGAAATGATCAATCGGCACCCACGACGACACAGGCATGTCATCCCACGTTGGATGCTCCAACGGCCACACGTCATACAGCGTGAATACGTGCGGCGTGAAGTCGGGGTGCTGCCGTTTCCAGTCCACCCAATATGGGTGCACCATTTCTTCAGACCACGCACTGAATCCTCGAGGGAAGTGCGTGATGCCTTCCCATTCGGTCGTCGTCGCCTCTAGCCCATAGTTCGTGGCGATGGCGATTGGATGACCCTGAGCAACCATGCGTGATACAACTTGCGCCGTCTGAGTCCCGTATCCCGTGGGAGCCCAAGCAGCGTTCGAGAACCAAAGACCAGCGATAGACATGCACCCTCCCAGGTGTGCGCAGGACCGGGGGGCGATTGGCCTGCGCTCCAACCGCCCCCCGGCGTTCAGTTCAAGGGATCAGGCAGTGCCACCCTTGAAGTACTTCACAGCGTCGGCCTGACCGAGGTCGCCCCACACGCGAAGCGTCGCACGGAACCCGATCTCGTCGGAGCCGAAGTAGGCATCCTCGGAGCGGGCCAGATCGATACCGCCGACCATGCGAGTGTGGTAAGACCCGTGCCACCCGAATAGAACTGACTTGGCGTTGGCGGCAACCGCGGCCACGTCGGGGTTCTCGTAGATCGGGTAGCCAAGCAGGGTGTCCGGGCTGCCCACCGTGGCGGCTGGCTCGAACAGGTACCGGCCTGAGTTGTCCTTTAGTGCGCGGACGGATCCGACTGCTGCGCGGCGCATCTGGAACCCGGCACCCATGCGCACATAAGCCGAGTCGACGGCGTGCACGAGCGTGATCAGGTTGTCAGCGGTGAACGCGCCACCCGTTGCGGTGCCGGTCAGGGCCGAACCTGCGGCGTTGGCGATGCCGTTTGACTGCACGGTGCCCGTGCCGACGGTTAGCAGGTTGTTCGCCTTGATGCCGATTGCCAGACCCAGCTGACGTCCGAGGAAGCCCACGAGGTCGATACCGGTATCGGTGATCATCTCGCGGGACACCTTCGTGAGGACCGCGATCTTCTGCGACTTCAGGGTGAGGGACGTGAACGCCGGATCAAGGTCGCTGATCGTGGTAGCTTCGGCGATTGCCGTGGCAGCCGGGCGAGTCGACTGAACCGGGACCTTGATGTCCTCGCCGCTTGCCGTGTTCAGGACCGTGACAACAGCCGGGTCCATCATCGGGCCAGCGAACTGCATCAGTTCCTGAATCTGGTCGTAGAACGACTGCGGCACGATCTGCGAATCGTTAGCAGTGTCGATGGTGCGCTTCTCGAACGTGTGCGCACGGATCTCGCCCAGCGCCAGGCTGCGGAGAATGTCAGCGTCGGAACGCATCGACGATGTCTCGGTGCGGATCTCGGGGATGCTGCGGACGGATGCGTCGATGTCGGCCTGACGCTGAACCTCAGCGCGCAACTCCTCGATGCGAGCCGAACGCTGGTCAAGGTCAGCCATGATCCGACCGTAGCTTTGCTCCTCCTCGCCAGACAGGTCCCGCTTCTCAGCGGCTGCACGGTCGAGAAGTTCCTTGGCCTGATGCCACGCCTGCTGGCGGGCTTCGACCTGCTGCTTCAGATAGTCCTGCATGAGTGATGCTCCTCGTGTTGGCACGCGTCAGCGTGCGTCGTGTGTGTGGTTCCGCCGCGGCTCCGCTGAACGGTGGTGCGTGACGCCGCGGCTCCGCTGAGCATCACTTGTGGACGTGTCCGGGATCGAACCGGAGTTCCTGACTGGTCCCGCGTGGGGCTTTCAGTCAGGGCTCACCATGTCACGCCCTATTAGGTTATGCGTTCACAAGTTTAGCAAGGAGATCCAACTTCTTCTGATGCACCGACAACGGAACCGCGTCAGGCTCGACAGGTTCCGATGCGACACCTGCGGCCCGGTCGACGACGGTGCGAAGCAACGCGGCCTGGTCATCGGTCAACTGGTCGCCAGCCTCAAGGGCAGCAATCGCCTCGGCGAGCATGGCGCCGTTCGTCTCGGTACGCGCCGCGATTAGCTGCAAGTTGCGGACAGCGGCTGTGGTCTGCGGATAGGCCGCCGTGCCAGTGACCACGGACACCTCATGGAGGCGAACCTCCTCCAAGGTGCGCTCGTTTCCATTGTGAGCCCAGGAGTCTTTCACCGTGGAGAAGCCAAAACTCATCGTCCGCACGTCCCCACGTTTGATCAGGACCGACATGTCATTGCCGTACGTCGTCGGCGGCAGGTCAGCCTCGACGAACAGGCCATCGGCGCGATCCTCCAGGCGCAACGTTCCAGCACGTCGCGATGCGAGGACCATCGATTCGTCGTGGTTGACGTACATGCGCACATCGTTGCGTGACTTCAAGGTCCGGGTGAACGCTCCTGGGGCGATGCGCTCTGTGAACGGCAGCGGCAGACTCGGGACGTCGTACTTTGCCGCATATCCGCTGAACGTCATTCCGTCGCCAGCGGCGCGCAACTCGAACGGCTCAGCGTCGAAGTGTCGAAGTTCCACGGTGGTGCTCATGTGTCGCCCTTCCTTGCGGATGCGTTCCGCTTCGCGTGCCAGCCACCGGCGGGCCGGTCCCGGGTCTGTTGGATCAATTCCCCACAAGTAGTGCGCGACCGCACCCGCGCCCGGGAAGTCCGGGTGGTCGGGGTCGCTGTTCTGCGGTGCCCTGAGGTCCACCTCGTGGCGTGCTCGCCAAGCGTTGGCGCGGATCACTTTCTCATCGGACATGGTGCCCGATGCCATCGCTCGCGCCTCTCGAATGGTGCCGTCAGTCAGGCCATCACCGCCGCGGCCTTCCCGGTAGTAGTCCAGGCCTTTCTGGGCAGCGTCACGGATGTATGCCGGGGGTTGTACTGCGCGCATCTGATCTTGGGCTGGATCCTCAGCATGAGGTTCCTCAGTATCCGTCGTGATTGACGCCGGGTTGATAGTCGGTATTCCTAGGTCGTCATACATGGCACGCATGTCTGAATCGTTGTCGATTGCCGCGAAAATGTCATAGTCAGCGAGTAGCCGCCGAGCGACGCGCCGCTTATACGCCACAGAGTCATCACTTTGCTGAGGCTTCATGAAAAGTTGCGAATAATCGACTCCAAGATCAGCGAGAACAGCGGTCGTTGATTCGCGCTCGTTCTCTGCGCGGGCGGTGACGATGAATACGCTTCCGTCGAAGTCATCGACATAGGCGATGACCTCAGGCTTGGGATCGTTACCATCGACAAGGGTTCCATCGATATCGACGATGATTGCCGGCGGATCACCCACTACACGCTCTCCAGCAGGTGGCAGGCCTTCAGCCAAGCTAACAGCGACCATCTGATTTATGGCATCCTGCTTCGATGTATAGCATCCGAGGAGTGTTCCGTCGTCCTTCTCGACTGCCCAGCCAGAACAATCAGGATTAGACTCCGTGATGAAGTACGGCATTAGAACTTCACCCGCAGCACACCCACCACAGTGTCAGTGGCATTAGCGACAGCCCAAAGATCATCGCCAGCAGGCAACGACAATGTGATTGTCTCGCCAGCCTCAACGTGCATTCCATTAGCCTGACTAATCGTCGATGATCCGATGTAGATAATCGGATTGCCCTGCTTTGTTTGACAATGGACGTGCACTTCTTGAATAGAACCCTCAGCAGGAACGATCTTCACCGCAACGGCTGTGCCTAGCGTGTATTGGCCGCTTGCAATGGTCATATCACTCCCTCCGGGGCTGGCTGCAACTGCACCGACGGCAAGCCGGTGTGCGGAATGGCTGGCAGATCCAATGCGCGCAGCACCGCCTCCGGCTCATACCCGGACACAACCAGTTTCTGAGCCATCGCCACCCGCTTATCAAGATCCACCACGTCGGCGGCATCCAAGTTGACATTCGCCAGTGGCACACGCGGCATGTCCGCAGCCTGATTGTCGAACGCAGGACGGTCCTCGAGGCGTCGAACCTCATTCACCGTGGACCAGCCAGCTATCAGCGACTGGGAATGCGCCGCGAACCGGGACTCAGTGGAACCACGCAGCAAGCCGTCGACGTTGAACTTCAGGAACACACCAGGCGGGAGGAGAGACGTGTATGCCTCCTCCAGTTTTGCAATGTACGGCAGCAGGGTGAACGTCACGAACTGGCGTGCGTTCTCCTCCGTCGATGCATATGACATCGCTCCGGGCTCGATTACCTGTAGCAGGTGCGGCGGGATGCGGAAGATGCGGCACACTTCCTGAACGGCGAACTTGCGGCTGTCCAGCAGTTGCGCTTCCTCCGGGTCGACGCCGGTCTTGACGAACTTCGCACCACCGGACAGGACACCGGGCCGGTGCGCTCGACGCAAGCCGCGGTGCTTCTGCTCAAAGCCGTCCTGCATGTTCTTTGCCTGGTCGGCGGTGAGGTCCTGTGGTGTTTCGATGATGCCTGCCGTGATGGATCCGTTTCCGAAGAACGCGGACGCGAACTCCTCCAACGCAGAGGTCAGGCCCAGTGTCTCCCGCAGCTCGACTACCCGGGAAACTCCACGCAGCCTGCCGGGGAGTCGAAGCTCGGTGATGTGCTTGACTTCGCTTTCGCTGAGGAATGGGCCGGTCTGGTCGATGCGGTAGCCGATCCGTCCTGCGGCGTCGCGTGACACGTGGCAGCGCGTCGGGTCTAGTACGGACACAGCTACGATGTCGCCCGCCTGGTTGCGAATGACACGGACGAATCCGTTTCCGTCGATCATGATGCCGACCAGCAGCGACTGGAAATGGTCGATGCGGCTGATGCCAAGATCAGGCTCGGGCTGGTCGACCCACGCAGGCCGAGGCCGGTAGGGAACGCGCTCACCGTCGATGCGGCGGAACGTGTCCAGCGGCAGGCTGGAGATGATGTCCGCGATCAGGCGCACTGCGGCGTAGAACGCGCCGATCTTGATCGCGGTCTCGCGATTGATTGA